CAACTATTTTAGAAACATCGTCATCAACATTCAAATATTTCAAGGCGGTACCTTGGGTCGCCTCATCTGGGAGAGCATAAGCACTTCTTGCCAAATCAAACATGTTTTTAGCTGCTGATAATCCGGGAACTTTACCAACTATTTCATCAACAATTGCACTTTTTGCAGCATCTACGACGCCACCTTTCAATTGTTCTCCTCTCTTTTTAAGTTGAGCGGTTTGTATTATGGCTCGCAAATCTCCCACGGTTTTTATATCCATTGCAGTTTTCATTTGGGGGCCGGCCGTTTCGGGTTTTTTCTTTCGCCCAAAACCTAAAATTTCATCTAAAGACGAACGCCATCTTTCCATTATCAGTTTCATTTCAGACATCCTAAATTTCCTAAAGTGTATATAAATAACTCAATGAATAAGGATCTCTAACCATACCTGGATAAATTGATCCTTGTTCTGTTTTTTGCGGAACCTCACCAAGCTCAGTGGAGTCTTCTTTATCGGGATGTATCAATGCATCGTCATCCATCGCAATGATTGCTTCGGTTGCTTCAAAATAGGGTCGCTCTTCATTAATAAAATTGGAGATGTTAATCAATGTCATCTTTGCTGTGTTAAGCTTATCATTTGAGGCCGTTTCCATCAGTCCTTCCATTGAGCCATAAAAAGCACCGCCCTGAATAGATTCAGGAATAATTAAACCTTTTTTATGTAAATGAGCAAACAAACGATTTTGGGCGCCATAAGTTAAATCACTTAGTGTGTCTTTTGGAAAAACAACAACTTTGTTATTTTTCGTGGATAAAACAATATCAATATCTCCATGATCAAAAATCATGAGATCACCGTTCAAGCTTTTACGCATGTTTAATTCTAGCGTAACGGTTGCTTGATGGGCGCCGGCGCCAATTCTAACTGTGATTGCCATCGTTATAGATTTCCTTTACAAGCTGTTGTGTTCTCATAATTGTTAGAAGAACATCATCGGTAATAGTTGATTGAGAATAGGATTTAAGCTTTTCAACAATCTTACGTGTTTTCTGTGTCATTTCGTTATCGGTTTTGATCTCTTCTACATTGTGAGCTTTTTCAAGTTCATTAATCAGTCTTTTAATTTCTTCGTTTAAAAATAATTTGAGTTCCAATGAATTGTCCGCAAAAGATGAAACATAGTGATTTAATAATTGTTTTTGCTCTTCTAATAATTCTGTTTCATATTTGTTATTAAACTTCTTGGCAAAAGTTCTATAAAGTACATCATCAACTTTTTGTTCTTCTTGTGTTTTGTTGTCCTTTAGCATGTTAATGATAATTTCATTTTCTAAAATCACTCTATCTTTGGGTGAAACCTTATCTGAAAAGATTTGTGCGATTGTTGCGAGAGATTTATAGTTGGGAACAAAATTATTAAACACTTTGGGGGACAACTCTTTATTTACATCTTTGATTAATGCCGATTGGTTTTTAAAAAGGCCGGTGGGATCCAGTAGTCTTCTTTGTAATTTAGATTCTTTAAGAATTTTCTCAGAGGTTATTCTATCAAGATTTTTGCTTTCACTAAGAGAACGATAGCAATCTAAATCTTTTCTTAATATACTTCCAGGTTTGAAATAAAATTTAATCAATTTTATTGCCTTGTTTCTTCTTTCAGGGTTCTTTTTTAAAATTGCGACTGTTGCTTCGTTAATAAGTGCTTCATAAACAAAAGCTGTGTTTCTCTTTTTGTTATGTTTAATTCTCATCTTGTTGCTCCGTTGTAACTTTTTTGCTGTTTTCTAAACTTTCTAATAAATTCCGAATAGAATCATTCAATTGAAATAATTTATCTTCTTCTGTTTGTTCTCTCAAACTATAAATAGATTGTTCTTCTTCGTAAATGCCAACATTGATACCAATTGGCTTTGCAAGATTCATAATGTCGCGGGCCCCAGGAAGAACAGCCCTACTGTCGGAAGCGGGCGTACCAGGAATCCGGGCCTGATGCCGACTACGCGGACCACTACCACTTCGTCTATCATTAACGCCTCCCTTGGGAATATATCTTTTCTTGCCTTTGCTTTTCTTGCCGCCATGTAATCGTGGTGCTCTTCTTTTTCCAGGCGGTTCGGGGACGTTTCTACTAGCGGGTGGGACCGCAAGGAGTGCGGATTCGGGTCCTTCAGGGGCTGGGGCGCCCTCTTCTCCTCCAGCTTCACCGGCCGGCATCTCTACGGGACCTCCAAGCTCACCTCCAAGCTCACCTCCAAGCTCACCGCCAAGCTCACCTCCAAGCTCACCGCCCCCAAGTGCTGCGGCTCCTTCGGCTGCCGCGGCTTCAGCAACTTGCTGTAATGCCGCATCATGTCTGCGGTCATAATACATCTCGCGTTGGTTGCGATGAAATTCTTCATGGGTCATCCCAAAAATGTGTTCTGTAACCCAACGACGCGAGAAAAAGCCCTCGGTTGCGCTAGCAGCAATATCAAACTTCTGTTTCCAGTGTTCAATTTCCTGTAATTCCGCAATTTTAGATGGATTATTCAAAGATAAAGAGAAGTTTAATAGGTCATCTCCTCTAAAGCCAAGAGTATAAAGATGAATAATCCCAATTTTTGTAAGCTCAGAAACAATTACTCTTTGTAATCTCTGAATAGTTCTGGCGAACCGAATATCTTTTTGTGCTAATGTTGCTTTATCTTCTTCTGCCCCCTCGCCCATTGTAAGATATGATTGAGGAATCTTTAAAGCTGAAAATAATTTGTCCCGAAGATATTTGATATCATCAATTGCTGTAATGTTTGTGGCGCCTGGAAGCGATACGATATCTGTCACAGAGCCGGCGCGCACAGGAATGAAATAATCCTCTTCAATACTCATCGGATTATAACGCAAATCAACGCGACCTGTATCAGGATCGATAACTTGATGGCGCTTAAGCTGGCTTACAATCTTCTGCATGTATTGTTCTACTTCCTGCGGGGGGATGGCTCCAACATCAATCTTAAACACTCTACGCTCAGAAGAGCGGACAACACGATAAGCCATCATCGCATCCTCCATCAAAACTAACTGTCTCCAAATGCGTCGGGCGGGTTCAAGAATTGATGAACCGTAAGGAGCATATTTATCGTTTCCTAAAATGCGAAAATGACAAACTTGCCAATTTTCGAATGTCATTCCAGCGGTGTTCCATTGATATTGAACATAATTTGGATTTGTCACATCTTGACCTTCTAGCCTTTCTATTTCAGCAGGAGGCAACGCAACAACTGATTTAACGCCAAATGTTTCATCAATATCTAAATATAAGAAAAAGTCACCGTACTTACTCATCGTACGACTCCATCCAAAAAGATTATACTGAAGGTTTATAACCTGATCGTAAAGAACTGTAAGGACTGCTTTAATTTCTTCATTTGAACACCTAATGTTAAGCATTGGACGAAGTTCAGAATAAGTCGTCATCTCATCTGAATAAATATCTAATGTAGAGGCAATCTCAGGTGTATATTCCATTTGATCAAAATCAACATATCGTTCAGTTCTGCGTTGGTTTGCGATTGCATTTGTCGCTATTGTATCTAATGGGTTGTAGACCGACTTTTTAAACTGTTGTCCCGACGTAGATTTAAACCGAGATGCAAACTTATCTAAATGTTGTCTTCTAATTCTACGGCCCGATTGTGAACGATAATTGACTATCGGTCCGGAGAATAATCTAGTTAACATTTTAAATAAATTTGAGTCTGAATTTACATTTGTTTTGTTTGGTGGCATTTATTTTCTCACTTTATAATCCATTTAAATTGCTCATACATTTTTTGAGCTTCATTCATTTTATCAAAAATATTATCTTTTTTGTAACCTTCTTGTCCGCTTATTCTTGTATTAAAAGTTGTTTTACTTGTTATAATTGCGTCCACAAATGCTTTTTGGTAATTTAAATCTCTTGCGTTGGCCTGCAGAGCCGTATCGCGGACCCAACACCCAATTGCGAGGGCCATAATTAAATCATCATGATAACTTTTCATTGCTTGTGGTTTACCATTTTTCCAAATAAATGTTTTCATCTCGTTAACTGTCCGAGACGAATATATCTTAATTAGTTTATTTCTGATAAACTCCTCTAATTTCGCTACGATGAGTGGGCGCGTCTTCATAGATGTAGTAAAACCAGGGACTGCACTGTTTATTGCTTCTGCTTGATGTTGTTCAATATATTCGTGCGTTGATTTAATAGAGTAGTAAAGATTTGGATATTGGTAATCGATTAACTTATCTAAAACAGTATAGCCAATATTATTATTCTCAACAACCAACATACAACCGCCATATTCTCTCCCCACTTGATTCAGCATATTGGCATACATATCTGGGGTTGGTTTTCCCTGATATTCTCCTACTACTTCTAGTGTTTCTAATTTTATAATATGAAAAGTAGAATAATCGGCGGCATCTCCGCGCGCTACATCTACTACCATTAAATAATTACACGTGGGGTCATGCTCTTCCCATATCCAAAAATTACGATCAAATCCTGTACGGTATTTGGGTTCTTTAATTTGAGTAAAGAGCCACTCCATACAATCGGGGTCAATGACAGTTTCGCCTGATGTGTTGAAGTTGCATTGAAGCTCTTGGGCTATCTGTCTTTTGGACATATTCTTTGTTTCTTTTTTATACCATTCTTCGTCTCGATCTGGATGCACGTCCCACATAAGAGTAGTCAAATTAAAATTGTTTGTTCCTGCATCTGAATCAGAACATGTTTTGTGAAACCAATTTCCTACTCCATTGGGGGTGGAAAGAGCAATACAACGCCCACCTGTTGAAAGCGTGGGATACAGACCTGTCCACAATTCTTCAAGATTCTCAATGTGTGCTGCCTCATCTAATACTAATAAAGACAATGCTTCCGAACGACCAGCATCGCCAGAGGTGGAAGCCGCCTTAATAGAAGATCCATTAGAAAGTTCGAATGAAGTACGGTTATCCACATCAATAGTAGCAATTTTTAGCCAATCAGGAATGTTTCTCATGATACCTTTTACTTTCTTTACCAAGTTTCCTGCGGTTGCAAACTTTGTTGCCATTACAAGAATGGCCTTATCACGATGAAATAACATCATCCATACAATATAGCCAGCCGTAATGGTAGAAATACCAAGTTGCCGTGCTTTTAAAATAACGTTAAAGCGATAGTCGTTAAAATCCTTTAGTAGTTCATCCTGAAAATCATACGTATCAAACAAAATCAACCCGTGCATCGGGTGGGATATACGGGCATACGTTGTTAAAAAGTAGGATGGGTCTTTACCGCACTTTAATATTTCTTTTACTTTTTCCTTTTTTGATAATTGAAAGCTCATTAGTCATTTTGCAGGTTTTAGTACCCA